CAACGTCCCGCCCGGGTATCTACGTAAGACTTCCCCGGTCGTTGCGTCAATCACAGAGCCGGCAGGAATCATCAGGCGATTCCCTACGTAGCTACGAAACGCCTTCCAGCCCGCATCGTTCACGCCGTGGGCGTCTAGCCGCAATGACGCGACGTAGTTATCCGTGATGGCTTGGGTAGGTTTAGACGCTTGCGAGTACCCGGTAGGAACGTAAACCCGGAACTCGATTTTCTCTTTCTGGTCAGCACTCAGCTTTGCCCATTCCGCCTGAACCTTCGGCAGGTTCTCGTGGCAGAAGTGGCACCACGGAGCTCCCCAGAGGGCCATTATTACCTTGGGCGGCGCAGCATGAGCAGAAAGGGAAATGAGAAGAGCTAAGAGGGTAGTTTTCATGAAGCAATGGTATCAGAACCGTCCGGAATTTCCGGATAGTTCAAACTGAAGTGGGAATATTACGGTTCGTTAGCGGGAATCAGTAAACATTCCTACTAAAGGGTGAGTTAAATCCTCGCCATAAATACAAAGAAGCCCGTAAATATCGCAAGCGCTATTACGTCCAAGTACGTCATTCTTCCCCCAACGCAGCGTCGATGCGCTTGATAAAATCAAAATAAGCACTCGAAGATCTGGGAATGATTTGCCCAGCAGCCTCTCGGAGCAGGGAGCGCAGGGCGGCGTTTTCTTGCTCACGATCGAAGAAGTCGCGCGTGGCCTGATCGGAGTCGACTATGACTTTCAGTCGGCGTACTTCGGAGATCAGCTCTGCCAAGTCTCCGTAATCCACTCCTCTTTTATTCTCAATCTCTTTCAGCCGTTCCTCAGTCATTCTTATCTCCTAACGCTGCGTCGATGCGATTGCTCAGCTCAACGGTTGCCTCAAACTCGTGTTTAACCGTGGACAGCCAAAACAAGCGGTCCCGCGCCTCTCGAAGAAGACCTGCGTAGTTTGCGGCTAAGAAAGCATAGCCTGAGGCTTTTTCCTTCAGGGCGGCGTTTTCTCCAGTCAGCCGATTCACTTCGGAATTCAAAGTCTCTACGACCGCAAACCCCGCTTCCCTATCCTTAACCAGAGCGGCTAGCTTTTTCTCCAGTATCTCCGCCCTCTCCTCCGCCTTCTTTCGCATAGACCGGTGAGCTAGGTGCATTTGTTCCGCTTCACTCAATAGGCGTTTCAATGCCTCGCGCAGGGCCGCGTTTTCTTGCTTTAGCTCACCAATCTTCTGATTAAAAACCACTGGCGCCTCGGCGAGCATTTGCTCTAAGCGGGCGTTGGCCATGTGCGAAGCCACGTGCGCTAGGTATTTCAAACCAGCGTCGTGGTCTTCCATATCGAAACAAAAATCCTCTGACTTGAATTTCACTTCACCACCTCAAAAGACCGCGCAGAGAGCTCTTTCAGCATCCCCGCATCGTTTCGAATCTTGATATGCCCGAACTCCCCTCCCTCGAAGGCGGATACGACGGCGTATTCCTTCCCGATCGTAAAGAACTGAGGCTCTGCGTACTTCCACGCGCCTGTATAGACGACCTTCGTAGGCTTCGGCTCGTGTCTGGTAATTCTCATTTAGTTTTTTCTAGCTCGGCAATCAAGGCATCAGCGCAGGCTAGGGCGTCTTTCGCAATACTTTCCGCCAAATTGGTATCGTGCTTCACGTTTCGATTTAACCAGAGGTGTGCGAAGAGCGCTTGGCCGGCAAAATACTCGCGTTTAGATAGACCGCCCTCTACTCTTAAAACACTGCCCTCTACGTGAATGTGCGGGAACGCGTGCTCGTTTTTCATTTTATCTCCTCGATACAAATTAGGCGGGCCTTGTGAGTCGCCGAGCCGTCCAGGTCCAGATTGTTCTCAGTCCAGCCATCGTAATGACCGTATCCTTTGGCGCAATAAACCACCGTCGCCTTCTCCAGCTTACGAAGGAGTTTTTTATTTGCCCAACCAGCCATGGCCGCCGCATTACTAGTCGGAGCAGCTGTAAAGTCACTAGCGGTAAATTCGAGACCTTTAAACTCGCCCATTCTAATTCCTAAACTGAACTCTTCCGCATCTCTCACAGACGCGGGACTTCATACCCATAAACAATTGCCAATTCCCGTAACGATGAAAGAACCAGCATAGAAAATTCTTCAAAGGAACCTCCCGGTTGGTTGGCGGCGGTCCCCACAAAAAGACCGCCGCACTCCCAAACGACCTACGGGCGGCTAGATGTTTCGCCCGCAGACCGAAGATTTAAGTAGGAAAATCTATCCCGTCTGTCGCTCCATTGATGACATCCTCAAACGGGCTACACGCCTTCTCGTAGTTCTGAGGAGTCTTTAAATCATTCAAGTGCTCAGAGCCGCAAATACCCCAAACAATCTTACGTCCGTCTATTTCTAGGTACCCAGATTGCTTTACCAGAGCCCAGAACCTTCTTACTTGCGCTTCGCTGGGCTTCCAGGCCGTCGTCTGCGCTGCTGCTGCCGTAGGCTTGGCTTGCGTTCCCGGAGAGGCTGAACCGGTTGCTACGTACCTTTTTATCTCCTCTGGAGTATTCAGCGCTTTACCGGGCGGTTTAGTAGTTTTGGCGTCGTTAGATTCCTGTCCTCCACCTAGCGCTCCGTCATCATCCTCGTCAGCGGAAATTCCTAACAGCGCAGAGTACGAGTAGCGGCGGATATAGGTGATCGAACTTCCCATGCCTTGAATAAAGTTTCGCGCACCCTCGTCAATAGGAACGCGCATCATGCTGGCTATTTCCCCACCGCTAGAATGAATTAATCGGGTGATAAGAACTAACCCTTCCGCCCGAGACTCTAGGACTTGCGTTAACGCGAGCTCGTTATCTGCTAAGGCTTTACGGGTCGATTCAAAGCATGCGGCTAGCGTTGCGTACTTGTAGCCGTACTTCTCGCCGTTCTTCATTCCGATTTCGACTTTGCCGTCTTTTTTGAGAGGGAGAAACGCTGATTGCGCTTTGGATAATGCAAGGGCTAATGCGCCCTGTTGATTTACGTCTACTGCTGGTTTACTTACTTCCATGTTCTACTCCTAAGTTCCGGCGGTTTGTTTCGAAGCTACCGTCGGAACTTCTCTTACCTAAAATAATTACTCCGAAGAGTCGACATCTTTTTACCTCGAACAAGGCGTGCAAAGCTTTGCCTGACTCCCTAATTCGTCTGCTGGTCCTATCCACGTAAATTGTCGCCCACAACGGTCACAGTAGACGCTTAGACTAATAGACAGGGGTACCCGGCCCACTAGTCCCTTCGGAGATGCTAGGGCGGCGTTTATCGCAGCCACAGAGTCGCTTAGAACCCGAAGGCTATGCTTGTTCTTCACGTAGTGATCCGTGTTCTGGGCTAAATACTTCTTAATCAGCGCGATCGTCTTATCTATTCCCTGCGCCCGGATTAGGTCTCGCAAGATTCCGTAAGCAATTTTCTTATCTGCTACCACCGGAGGAAGGGAATAGCGTTTCTTATATTCCCAGACGTAAACCTCGCGCGCCTTCTCTACGTCTTTCTCTAGCTTTGGTTCATCGAGATCGATCATGAACTGTTCCTCTTATAAATTTTAGGCAATAGGAACCCCTTTCTTTAAAAAAACCTCCCCTTTCCCCGGGTTCCATCTTCTAGCTGGTAGCACTGCTTGAGAACCAGGCTTTACGCCTTCTAAAACTCAAGCTGCAATAGTGTTTTCACGGACAAGCAATCAGTAAGCAGTCCCAAGAGGTGACTTCTCTCTATGCGAATCCAGCCAAAAATGTTCAACCGATATGTCACACGGGTACTAAGCTGGTCTAAGTAGGATGCGTTCATAAAACTGATTACTTCCTATCTTCTCTTAGGTGTTAAACATTCCCCATGTTTTGTTAAGGCTTCCACTTAACCCACGGGCTTTCCCCGCTGGTACTCATGAACCATGTTTAAAGCCCTACGGTTCAGACGGCTTACGATTTTTGCAATTTCAATCTGTACAGAGGGTGGTTGGAGAGGCTAGTAGTTTGCCTATCGGACGTACTCACTTACGGACTGATCACAACCCCGGTACCTCGTAAGTACGCGGGGTATTTTTCTGCCCGGCGACAGGGCCGCCGAGCAGATGTATAGGCTTAACCAACAAGGGCTGGGGATAAAAGCTTTGTATCGCGCGGTAACGATCTTCTCGTTAACCATCTGTTAAAGGTAAGAGCACCCGCCGCTGGGTTGTCCGTTTAAGCGGCGGGCACGGGACATTTTAGCCCTTTCCTATTCAAAGGCTACCTAAGCCGTTACTCTATTTAGATGAACGGAATCTCAATCTCGAATGCTCGTTGGCATCGCCCAAATGGCGCTACGTTCTACCAGCCGCATAGGCTTCGTAACGTCTCCACAGGGGAAGGCGGCGGTCCTCCAGTCGTCCTAACCCCGGAACAGATAAAGACCGATGGGCTATTTGGCGTCACGGGCCGGAACGGGGTACTTCGTACGGGTACTAGCGTCACCGGTTGGGAGGACCAGACTGGGAACGGGCGGGATGTAAGCTTTGCAAGCGGTAAGGAAGCGTTCTACTCGGCGGCCTATATCGATGGCTTACCCGGTATTCAAATGCTCTCTACGACCGTTGGGACATTCGGCACCACGGTGCTGCTAGACAACGCAACCCCGCGCGGCATCTACATGGTGATTAAGAACACGGCGGAAGGCGGGACGTACTACCACACGTTTGCTTGCTTCACTACCTCGATACCCGCTTCAAACTTAAACATCGTTATCTCGAATGACGCGAGCTATGGGTTTTTCTTTAACATCATTCCAGGCGTTGCAATCGGCATGGACAGCACCGAGCTCGTTACCACTGACTCCGCGATCATTTTGAACTACGACGGGGTATCCGCCATAAGCGCATCGTCCTATACCGCGGCAATCAACGACGTTGATAAGACGGTAACTGCCAAAGCGGGCGGTAACTCGAACTCGAACAACAACAACTATATCAACTCCTATGGGAACACGGGGATTCCAGACTTCCCGGCTACGGATTCCTACATAATGGAGCTCTGGCTATTCGGTAGCGTAATTAGCACGGCTGAAAGGGCGCTTTTTAAGGCATTTGGGCAGTACTACTATCCGAGCATTATTCAGTAAGGGGGATTTCTCATGGGACAGAAGATTTTAGGGGTTATGTACGAGGGGAAGTCTTACCTAGTCGAGTACACGAGCGATACCGAATTCACGATGACGGACCAGAACCAGAAGGTAGTAGCGTCTAAAGAAATTCAGAAGAAGAACAAGCGGGAAATGGACCGCATCGTCAAGGTTAAGAAGGATTTCGACGTGGAGCAGAAAAAACGTAACGAGGATCGCGTTGATCCCAAGAAATCTGTAAAATTAAAATATTCCCGGTTAAGCTGGAAGCAAGCAATAGCCGCAGGCGCAGCTTTGGCAGCCATTTCGTCGGCACTTTACTACTTTTTTTAAGAGGATTTTTATGCAGATAGACGGCGAAGCCGCAGCGGTCATAGGAATAATCAGCTCACTGGTGTCATCGACGCTAGTGGCAGGAATAGGTCACGGAATTATGAAAGAAAAAGTCCGGCGACTCGAAAACGACATAGAGAGTGCTAAGCAGGAGGCTAAACACTACGTCACGATGAAGCATTTTGACGCAGTAATCGGCCCTCTTAAAGAGGCCATGGGCGTCGTCCAACGCGACGTTAAGGAAATCCTACACGCGGTATCAGATCATCACGGAAGAGCAAGATAACGCACCGAACCAAGGCGGTTGCTCAGGTAGTATTAGGCCGTTTTTAAAAACATATAGGGGATACAAAAATGCTCGTGGAAAAAAGCGTTCTGGTAGGTAAAGAAACAGCCGATGTCATTGCAGCTATCGTCATCGTTCTAAAAGACATCAAGGCCGGCAAATCGATCGTAGAAATTGGCGCAGACGCCTTACCTGCTCTGATTAACGCCGTTGCCGGATTCTCCGAGGTTCCCTTGGAACTCCAGGACCGCCGTGCAGCGCTTCATACCGTGGCAGATGGGCTTGAGGACATTATCGCAGTTTTGTCCTCCCCCGCTCCCCAGCAGAAGGCTTGAGCAAACCGTTCTATCAGAGCCGCACGATCTGGACGCTTGTCGTTCTACGTTGCATTGCGCTCTTTTCCGAAAACGTTCGCAATTATATTGGGACGCATCTGGAAGAGATCATTGCACTCGATCTGGCTCTGACAGTCGCTCTACGAGGAATAAGTAAGTCCAAACTAACCTTCGGGAGAAGGGCAGAGACGATTACTCCCTTACCTAAAGTGAATGGAAAAAATGTTTGAACTAATAATTGGGTTACTCGATACAGCGTTTAAGCTTTGGCTCTCGAAAGAGAAAACGAAGTACATCGATAAAAAGATGGAACTTCAAACTGCTTACTACGCCGAATGGAACAAGCCTCTCGCCGAAAGATCCGACGCAGTACTTGATAACCTTATGTTTGAGCTAAAGAACCTAGCTATCGCCTTTAAAGCCGCAGTAGCCAAAGAGTTAGCGCTAAAAGAACAATCGGAGGCGGGTCACAATGAAGACTAGAATTTTTTTACTACTCTTGGCGCCGATGTTTGTGGCCTGTAGTTCCATGCGAGAGGTTCCTCCGGCACTAGATCAACGTACCTTGCGGATCAGTCCTAGTATCCCAGGACTCGAATATCAGTGGTTCGAATGCACTAAAAAGTTTTTAGGAATTTGCACAAAGACTGAAGTAAAGCTGGAGCAATACGACCTTAACAACGTTGAGACTCGGATGATGCTTCTGAACATGGGTTTTGTGGGCCGGGTTCGCGAACGAGCCTTGCCTTAAATTAAAAGGGGAAAAAATGAAACACTACGCACTGATTGCGTTGATGCTGGCCACCAGCGCTTTCGCTGACAAGCGGATTGATGAAGTTAAAAAAGCTGCCAAAGAACAAGGGATCGAGCTCACGTTCGAAATGTCGCCCGAGGGATTCAAGTACGCTAAAGGGTTGATTAAGCCCTTAGGCGGCAAAGCACGGGTGAAAAAGGATAAATCCTTCTTAAAAGAAGAAGTCCGTATCCCCGCGCAGTTCGATATCCGTAGCCTGCTCGCTAATACCAGCTACACCGAAGGGTGCGGCGTGTACGATCAAGGCAACTGCGGTTCGTGCGTTTATAACTCTATCGCTCGTAACTTCTGCGATAGCCTTCGCCTTCGCAACGTGCCAAACGTCCCAAAGTTCCTCTCTCGCCAAGAACTGATGTCCTGCACCCAAGGTGGACGCTGCAGCGGTGAGTGGGCGATCAACGTCGGCGGGTACCTAAAACAATTAGGCGGCCTGCACGATGAAGCCGTATTCCCCTACCGCGCCTCTAGCTCGTCTAGCTGCCCGAGTGTTCAGGGAGTTCGGTACGGCCAGATGCAAGATACGAAGGTTATCGATAACTCACCTAAGTCGATGTTTACCGCGTTGCTAAAAGGTTACCCGGTATCCGTCACCGTTGGTGCAGATAACGCCTGGATGTCTTACAAGTCTGGGACGTATAACTACTGCTCTAACGCCGGTACGAACCACGAAGTGCTGCTCTACGCGTGGCGATGCATCGGAACGGCTAAGGAAGTGATCGACGGTAAGGAATACTGCAAGTTCGACTCAAAGGGCGATGCAGATCCCGGCCAGGTCGAGGTGCTTATCCCAAACTCGTGGGGCATGTGGGGCGAACAAGGCTATATGTGGACTAAGCTGACTAACTCGAACGGTCGGCTGTGCAACAATATCGCCGAAGAAGCGGTTATCTTAGAGACCGGCATTCCGATGCCGACTCCTAAGCCTCCGGTTCCGCCTACTCCGGTTCCGGTTCCGTTCTCGATGCCTACCTGGCTTATTGGCTTGTTAATCGGAATCGCAGGACTACTGGCCGGCATCTTCGGTAGTCGGTTGTTTAAGAAATAGGGATAGAATAATCCCGAGCGGCGTAGTGCCGCTTGTAAAGTTGATGCGGGATGGCCGGATCACTAACCCTGATCCGGTCATTCTCACGCTTGCAAAGAATTACTCCGGTCTGTACCGTTTCACTTGTCGCTTATAGGAATAGGGGTTTATGGAGTTGGGAATTGTTCTGGGACTAGTTTCTTTAAACACGCTTCTTACCCTCTACACACTCGTTCGAATTAACGCAGATAAAACCTCTCTCCGAGTCATGGCGCTGCGTCTAGCAGCAGTCGATATTACAGCCACTCGAATCGAGACGGTCGCCAACCTAGACGCGAAAATAGCCGCCCGAATTAAAAAGCTAGAGTCCCCGTCAATCTCGTTACAGGAATTTATCAGCGATATGGCGGAGACGGGCTGCGGCATGGTTCGCATCGATCCGGACGCCGTAATGATTCGGGGGATTCGTTCTTGAAAATCTTCATCTCCGGGATAACCGGAACGCTCGGAAAAACGGTAAGCCGCATGCTTATGGCGCGCGGTATCGAAATAGTAGGTTACTCGCGGGACGAGCAGAAACAGGCTGCCCTAGAAAAGGCACCGCTGCTTACTCTCTACCTAGGAGACGTAAGAGACCGCGATCGTGTGATAGAGGCCACACGTGATGTGGATTTAATCATGCACTTTGCGGCGAATAAAATGGTCGACGTCCTAGAACTAAACCCCGAGGAGTCGATCGCGACTAACCTAGTCGGTACGATGAACATCCTGCATGCTCAACGCCTGCACGGGATAGATCGCGTCGTCTTTAGTTCGACCGATAAAGCCGTGTACCCGATTAACGTATACGGCGCGTCTAAGATGCTGGCCGAGAAGCTGGTACTTCGGAACCCCAATAACGTGGTCTGCCGGTACGGGAACGTATTAGGTTCTCGCGGATCCGCTCTGCCCATGTTCGTGCGCTCCCTGCGGTCTAAAGAGCCCTACGTAGACGTGACGGACGTAGATATGACTCGTTTCTGGACCACCGTAGACCGGGCCGCAAGTTTCGTTATCTCTTCGGCGCTAGAGGAATCAGGCGGACTAAAGATCCCACAACTCCAGGCCGCGCCCGTCCTTTCGGTCATTAAATCGGTAGCAGACCTACTAGACGTAGATACTTTTGAAATCGACGAAGTGGGTATTCGGCCCGGGGAGAAGATTCACGAGTGCCTAATGAACACTTCCGAGTCGGTAACTAAGCAAGCCGTTTACTCCGATGACGCAGACGCGCAAATGAGTTTGGAAGACCTCGAAACCCTCGTAGCAGAAGCGATGCGGGAATTATGAGAGCTCGCAGCGTTCTAATAGGAGTCCAAGCCCGAACCAATAGTACGCGGCTACCTAACAAGGCGAACCTGCAGCTAGCCGGCAAAGCCTTGATAGAGCACGTGATGGATAACTGCATCAAGGCATCGGACTATCTAAACCGGAACTTCAATCGCTACAGCACCACGGTTAATACGGCGATGCTGATACCGGGCGGCGATAAGTTGGGCGATAAGTACGGGGATAAATACCGCGTATTTGATTTCCCAGACACACCGGAATGGGACGTATTGTCCCGCTACTACCACGCCAAGCGATCTGAAAACGCCGATTACGTAGTTCGAATCACCGGGGATTGTGTCTTTACGGCGCCCTATCTAGTCTCTCGCTGCGTTAAGGCGGCTCTCTTCGGTGGGCATGATTACGTTTCGAACGTGTTAATCCGAACCTTTCGCGAGGGGATGGACGTAGAGGTAATCTCCTCCCGCCTAATGGACTGGCTAAACGAACACGCAAAGGCGAACGACGCGCGGGAGCATGTAACCTCGCTGCTTCAAATGCGTGGCGCGGTACCCCGTCACATGCGGTTCTGCCACGTTCTAAACGACGTCGATGATAGTGACCGAAAGACTTCGATAGATACGAAAGAAGATTTTGATCGTGCCGCGGGTGAATTCGACTCCCTGCGGTCTAAGAGTAGACAAGCTACGGCTAACGGAGACTCGATATCATGATCAGTCGGACTTTGGTTCAAAGCAGGTTGTGGCAGAAACGCTCCGATGACGTGATCGCGGGCGGAGCTCTTACGAACTCAAAACGCCCGGCCTGCTTTGTCCAAGGCGTCTACCCTACACACATAGCGTCTGGGTTGGGCGCTCTGGTGTGGGACGTAGACGGCAATCAATACGTTGATTACATCTGCGGCCTAGGCTCTCAACTCTTCGGGTACCGGAATCAAAAAATAACCAAGTCGGTCTTTAATCAGATAGAGCGCAACGGCACGGTGTTCTCGCTAGGCACTACCCTAGAAGTCTGGGTAGCAGAACAGTTCAGAGACCGATTCCACTTCATGCAGAAGATGCGGTTCTTAAAGACCGCTTCAGAGGCTTGCTCGGCAGCTATCCGCATCGCTCGTTCGTTTACCGGTAAGTCCATTATTCTCTCGGACGGCTACCACGGCTGGCACGATATATTCACAAGCCTTACCCCTCCGGCAAACGGAGTTCGGGACGTGCATCTGATTCAAAAGCTACATGAGTCTATCGAATGGGGTGAGGTTGCGGCCATCATCGTGGAACCAGTCATCGTTGATGACTCGATTGCGCGCCTAGAATACCTGCGCCGCCTTAAAGACCTTTGCGCCCAGAACGGTACGCTTCTAATTTTTGATGAGACCATAACCTGCCTGCGGTACCCGAAACTTTCGGTGTCTAGCGCTACCGGAATCGATCCAGACCTAACCATCATGGGTAAAGCTATCGGAGGGGGATACCCGCTTGCTCTGGTAGGCGGACGCCGCGACGTAATGAGCTCCGAGTATTTCGTCTCCTCTACCTTTGCCGGAGACTGCGTGGCCTTGGCTGCTGCCGACGCGGTACTAGCGCTTACCCGCGAACCCGGAGTAATGGAGAACCTACAGCTTCAGGCTGCGAAGTTCTGCGAGCGATTCAATAAGACTTGCGAAGGCGTCGTCTCGATTAAGGGATACGGAACTCGCGGGACGATAGAAGGGCCGGAGCTCTTTAAAGCGCTCTTCATGCAGGAATGCGTTAAGGCTGGTATTTTATTCGGCCCATCTTTCTTCTATGGAACAGAGCACCACAAGCATGACGAGGATGTTTTAAGTATCTGCAAAGTAGTGACGAATCGGATTAAGAACAAAGAGGTCTCGCTGGAAGGATTGATGCCAGTGAAGCCGTATGCACAGAAGGTAAGAGAATGAACTTCGTTGAACTAAGAGAAGAACTACTAAAGCAATCTAAAGAAATTTACGAGCTAGAGAAGAAAGTTCAGCTATCGAAAACCGCCTATATGGCCTTTGTTAAAGAGAACCTAGGCATCGATGTGCGAGACGAAATTAATCTAAGTTCTCTTATTTCTATCGTCGATAAAATCACCGACATGAAGGCAGGAAAATGAAAATTATAGAACTAAGCATCCGCGTTGTAATTCGTAATCCTAAGTTGGAGACAGCCGTCACTCGTAAGTTAACCGCGTCTTACGTAGTAGATAAAATTATCGGCGTACTCGAATTAGTAGATGCACCGGAAGGCGAACCGAACACACAGCTATTAACCATGGCTGGCCCGGTCGATTCCTATAATACGTACTCCGAAATCTTGGGGAAAATCCGTGATTGTAAATAAAGAAATGGGACTCATCGTGGGCTTAACCGCTGACATCCCGCCTTCGGTTCGTCTCTGGCGAAATAACATCGAGATCCGTCGCTGGTGCCGGCAGTACTCCGTCATTTCGGAAATAGAGCAAGAGAACTGGCTAAAGACGCTACACACGAACCAGAGCATTAAGATGTTCGGGGTAAAGGCGCTAGACGGCACTCTGGTAGGCGTCTGCGGGCTTACCTCTATCGACCGGGTAAATCAAAAAGCAGAATTTAGCCTCTATATCGGGCCGGACCATCAGGGGGAAGGATACGGCGCACACGCGTTGTACTTACTTCTTCAGCACGCGTTTGATGACCAGAACTTAAACCGTATCTACGGCGAGAGTTTCGAGGGGAATCCGGCGCAGCGCTTATTCGAAAAAACCGGCATGCGTCTAGAAGGCACCTATAAGCAGGCTTACTTTAGAGAAGGTAAGTTTATCGATTCGATGATCTGGGCGATGACTCGGGGAGAGTTCAATGAACGATTTAGTCGTAGATATGGCAACGGCGAGCAATGCAGTGGTCCTGGTTACAAACGTAGGACTCCTGATAATGAACCTGTTAATCCTTCAAACACTAATTACGCTGGGCTTGACGTCCGAGAAGAGCATTACAAGCAGTGGCAAGGGGCTGCTACAAAAGCTGAATCCCATTCGGAAGGCACAGGCTGAACCCCTTCTCCCGGTTCACGTAGCCGGAGATAAGCAAATGGCAGACCGTGAAGCACTGCGTATGGAAGCCGCTCGGATTGAACGCAACGCCGAGTTAGACAATGCGCTGGAGTACACTTGATTCAGCAGTACTTAAAAGGCCAAACCGAAAAAGTCTCGCAAGGCTTCTGGTCTGGGGAGTTCGACTGCCAATGCGAAGATCCGCTCTGTACCGTAACGTTGATCTCGTTGGACCTATTAGCCCGCCTAGTCGTAATAAGGGGAAATCTCGGCGAACCGCTGTTCATTACCTCCGGCTTTCGTTGTGGACCTAGGAACGCTTCCGAAGGGGGGAAGCCGCATAGCTTCCACGCCTACGGGATGGCGGTAGATATTAAGCCGCTCCGTGACTCCGAGTTCCCTCAGTTTGTAGAGATAGCGGAACAGTTATTTGAGGATCACGGAATAGGCTACTACCCCAATCGGTTACACCTCGATATGGGGACTAAGCGCCGTTGGGGAACTAAGTGATTACCCTTACGATGACCATTGCAGGACTAGTTACCTATATAGGAATCCTCGCTCTGGCCATCGTAGACCTAGGACTAGTTCTCTTTCGGGGTACCGGGGGAAGCGTCTCCCAGTTCCTAATTACTACTGCGTTCCGATCCCCGTTCGTATCCTTCGCCTTCGGCTGCACATGCGGGCACCTGTTCTTTAATATGTGGCCAGAGGGCTGCGTCATGAATCTTACCGAGCGATACCTAATAGCCGGTAGTGGCGGGCTGTTCGCAATATTTACCCTGGCTCTGGTCCAGGCGTTCTTTAGGAGAAATAAGAAATGACCACAAAGCCACTCAAGTTTAAGAGCGCCTTTGTAATTCCAGAATTGGGACCACCTATTATTCAGGACGGATTCCTGATCCATTGCGCACACCGCGCCATGGTCCCGATGGATTTCCTACGGGAGCACTTAGATCCTAAGAACCGGAACTCACACCCTTCGGATCAGGTAGACGAACTGGTCGAGCAGTATAAGTTTCAGGGCATCCGGCATCCAATCATCGTCTCGACTCTGAGTGGCATAGTTAAGGCGGGGGACGGAAGATTCCAGGCTGCCGAGCGTGCCGGGATGACCGCATTCCCCGTAGACTTCCAGCCATGGGACAATGAGGATCAGGAGTACGCCTTCGGGATTGCTGATAATGCGATTCAAGCCTGGTCCGTTCTCGATCTAGCCGGCATCAATTTGGATCTTTCTAGTCTAGATGGAATGACTTTAGACATAGATCGGCTCGCAATTCGCGGTTTTGAGATCGAAATGGCGGATAAAGCGGGAGAAGGCGACCCGGATGAAGTACCGGAACCTGCCAAGCCCATCGTTCAGCCAGGCGAGCTGTACCTTTTGGGAGACCATCGGCTTCTTTGCGGGGATTGCACCGACCTGTTGCTGGTGGACCGGCTGATGAACGGCGAGAAGGCGGACATGGTGTTTACTGACCCGCCGTACAATCATGGGTCGGAAGACGCGTTAATCGCATCGACTGTCTCACAGTCGATGCGAAAGCTGAAAGCAGCGAAGTGGGATAAATCCTTTGATATTGGAGCGACACTTGCCTCCATTGATGCGGTAAAAGCAGAAAACAGCACGGTCTATATTTGCACGTCGCACCATCTAGCGGGAAAGATTTTTGACTGGCAGGCAGCAGCCACTCAGGGCAGCTACTGCGTCTGGGTTAAGCCAAACCCGATGCCAAGCCTCATGAAGCGACACTGGACATGGGATCATGAGTTGGTCTGCTATTCCACTTATGGAAAGCATACGTTCAATTTTCCCGAATCAGGGCATGCGCCGGCTAGCTGGACCTTTAATAAGAACCAAAAGAACGATCTACACCCCACCCAGAAGCCAGTAGAAGTCCCTGAACACGCGATCAAACACTCTTCTAAGTTGGGGGCTATCGTATGGGACGGTTTTCTCGGCTCCGGCTCCACCCTTATCGCCTGCGAGAAAAACAACCGCAAATGCTACGGCATGGAGATAGATCCGATCTACTGCGGCGTCATCCTAGACCGCTGGGCCAAGTTCACGGGACTGGATCCGCATCGGGAAGACGGGATTGCCTGGTCTGACATAAAGGCCAATCTGGTATCCTGATCGAGTAACCATAGGAGATAGGAATGGCAAAGCACCCGGGCGGTCGCCCAACTAAATACCGTAAATCTTATTGCGCAGCGTTGATTGCCCACATGGCTGATGGGCTGTCTTACGAGAGTTTCGCCGCAACCATCGATGTTAGCCGGGACACGCTATATGAATGGGAGAAGCGTCATCCCCAGTTTTCCGACGCCAAAAAGCTAGGGGAGGATAGAAGCCTTCTCTGGTGGGAGCAGATCGGTAAGGCTGCCATGCTCGGCAACGATGTGAAGCTAAAGACCGGGCAGATCCTCTCTATGCGGAACTTCAATCCTGCCATTTGGATTTTCTCGATGAAAAACCGGCACGGATGGAGAGACCGGCACGATCACCAGATAGTGGCCGAGATTAAACCCTTCGTAGTAGAGACATCGGACGGGGATACTACAACGCTAGGCGTTAGCAGGGGTGCGAGCGGTAAACCGGAAGTGACGAAATGAACAAGTCTTTAGAGTCCAGCACAGGGCCATGGGTAATCGCCGAAGTAGGTAGTAACTGGAAGGTCTCGGACGACGCCCGGGTAAACCTGGAGATGGCTCGCCGGCATATCTACGACGCTTCGAAATGCGGAGCGCAGGCAGTTAAGTTTCAAATGTACCAGGACCGGGAACTGTACGGCATGGCTGGCATGAACCGCTGGGAACTGCCACAGGCTTGGCTTCCCGAGCTAGCGTCTTACGCTTCCCAGAACAATATAGAGTTCATGTGCACTGCGTTCTCGCCGAACGGGTATGGAGTCGTCGATCCGTTTGTGAACATCCATAAGATTGCGTCCTGCGAGATGAAACACGAGGGAATTCTGGCTTCGGTAATGGCAACTAAGAAGCCGTTCCTAGTATCTAACGGCGCTGCCCATGAGTTGGAAGTAGCGGCGGTTGTGGAGAACATCCTAAGCCGGAATAAAGAAGCGGATTTCGGATTCCTAGAATGCGTCGCCGCATACCCAGCCAATGAATTGGATTACAAGCCGCACGTATTGCGCACGGTCATTAAGCGCCCTACTAAGGAACGGGATTCGAACGAAGTTGGGATGTTCGACTTCGATACCGTGCTGCCCTATATCGGAATCTCGGACCATACGGATAACGACCTAGTAGCGCTCTGCTCTATGGGCTTTGGCGCTAAGGTATTCGAGAAGCACTTCCGGTCTTACGATTACCCGGTTAATACCCCGGACGCTAAGCATTCGATTGGGGTTAGGGAGCTCTCTTCTTACATTCGCAACCTAACTACAGCAGCCATCATGCTTTACGATAGTTCCCCGAAATGCTCCCGCCCTTCGGAGCAGGATATTGTTTCACGTGGAAGGCGTCGTCTGAAGGTAACGCAGGATATCAAGAAGGGTGACGCTCTGAAGCTAGATGTAAACTACGGGGTATATCGGTCCATCATCGTAGACCTAGAAGCCAGAGGGCCGGAGATGGCTAGTCACTTCGATGGAGCTAAGGCGCTAAGAGACTTACGGCCTGGCGATCCGGTATGGGAAAAAACGGCGACTCCAAAATGAGCTTTCACGCAGGAAACAAAGACGGGAAGCACTATTGGCTAACTCCCCCCGACTTGATGGGGAAACTGCAATTGGAGTTCAATTTCGACTTCGATGCCTGCCCGTACCCAAAGCCAGAGGAATTTGACGGATTGAGTTCCGATTGGGGGAATGCAACCTATGTAAACCCTCCATTCGGATCGATCGTCGGATCGGACGGTAAGAAAAAAGGTCCGACGGCTTGGGTACGCAAAGCGTTAAAAGAACAAGCCAAAGGTAAGACCGTTGTCTTGGTTTTCCCTACCGACAAGTGGATCCACTACCTGCTTAAAGCTGGTGCGGAACTTCGAAGTCTAGGGGACGTGCGCTGGTGCGCGACTGAGGACGGTTCTCCTGGTAAGGGCATTGGGCGATTCACTATGGCTTTTGTTTTGAGGGGCAAAAAATGACGGTTGAACGCTTGAGAGAAATTGAGGCGCGTGCTTTTGCAGGCAGCAATGCACCGTTGAATAATGAAGCGCTACTTCGTTCCCTATGCTTTGAGTTAATTTCCGAAGTCAGGCGCTTATGGGTGGAGGTCGCAAATCTCAATGGCGCGCTGGGAACAGATCGCCGGACTATCGATAAGCAGCGAGAATTATTCCAAGAGAACTGTCGTCTTATTGAAGCGGGGGTAAGAGAAAATCAAGCCTTGCGCTCGTTGTTAAAGGAGGCGCTAAGTCCGATTGAATTCGCTACGAAGTTTCAAAATACTGATTCTTTGGCTAGTCGTATCAGCGACGCGTTGGGGAATTGAACCTAAAACTACACCCTAAGCAGGACATCATATGGCGCGAGACCCGGGCGCAGATAAGGAACCTTTTATTCTGTGGTGGAGTTCAGTCCGGGAAGACTACCGTAGGTGCCGCTGTATCGACGCGCACTGCGTTCCACGCCAAGCCAGAAGAAACCCTAATTATCGCTGCCCCTACTTACAAGATCCTCCAGCAGGCGACTCTTCCAAAGTTCCTAGCCATGAACATGCAATACGGTGTTCACAATAGGTCCGAGCACTTCTTTAAGTACCATTGGGGAACCACGGTCTACTTCCGAACCGGAACCCGCCCGGAATCCATGGAAGGGATATCTAACTGCATCTTCGTTTGGCTAGACGAGGGTGGAATGGTCGCTAACTACTTCTATGAAAACTGCATGGGCCGTGTCGCTAGGCTTCAGGGGAAAATCCTAGTCACCACTACCCCGTACGCCATGAACTGGCTCGCTGCTATGGCGGATGAGACTTTAAAGGGTAAGCGGGAAGATACGCTCCTGGTACAGTTGCGCAGCGTTGATTCCCCCTACTTCCCGGTAGAGGAGTTCGAAAGACAGAAGCGCTTACTCGATCCACGCCGCTTTGCGATGAAGTACGCCGGCCAGTTCGGCAAGATGCAGGGCTTAGTATTCCCCGAGCTCCCGCTGGTTAGGTCTCAGCCCTTGCCGATGGGTACGAAGTACTTTGCCGGCTTGGATTGGGGACACACGGATCCGTTTGTGCTGGTGGTTAGGGCGGTAACTCCGGACGGGCACCACTACCGGGTGGACGAGTATTATAAGACCGGAATGATCGCGTCAGACATGTTCAACGTGGTTCTATCTCGCAACGCTATTTATCACTTTGAACGGCTGTGGGCCGATCCTTCTAGACCGGAGTACATTGAGGAACTTTCGAACAAAGGGCTTCCGATTTACCCGGGGAACAATGACATCCAGCTTGGGATAGATAAGCAGACGGAGCTCATTCGGCTCGGCAAGTGGCATATGTTCGAAGATATGAACCCCAACGGTAAGGATGAATACGAGATGTATCATTACCCGGAACCGAAGGAATATACTTTCGATCAGGATCACAAAGAACAAAAGCCGGTCGATGCGTACAATCATGGAATCGACGCAGACCGTTATGTGACCATGGGGATATTGCAGGACTATGGAGTAGGTGGTTCCATTACGCCCGTACTTCCTTCGCAGCGGGACTCGGCATCCCCGGACCGCGCTGCTAGAATGGAACAGTTAAAGAAACGTAGCCGCGAAAGGGTTCTCTGATGGGCGATTCCTGGGTTAAAGCGATAAATAAACCGGACGATAAAGCCGTTGAGTTATCATTCCGCGAGGCGATTAACAGCTTAACCGACGACGAGAAAGAAACTCTGCGCCGTATGCGGGAGCAAAACGCCCTAAAGCGTCGTCAAGATAGTCTGCGTAACCCTAACGAGGACCAATGATTTACGAGTTTTGCTGCAATCAATGCAAATTTCGGTTTGACGAAATTCGTCCTGTATCCGAATACGCCGATCCGGCAAACTGTCCTAAGTGTCAGTCAGCGGCTACCCGCGTCCCATTTCCCCGTAAGGTATGGTTCGCCGGCACTTCAGTTCAGGACCGATACTTTAATCACGCGCTGGGTAAAGTAGTAAGCGACTCAGAAGCTAAGCAGATAGCTAGGGAACGCGGTCTAATAGAAGTCGGTAACGAAGATATCTCCAAGCATTGTAACGTCGAAGAGTCCAACTACGACGATGTGTGGAAGGGCGCTTGAGTTTAATCAAGAGGATGAAAAATGACGTCTGATCAATCCATTTTACCCGAGCATTCAGCTACTCCCTCCGATCCGACTAAAGAAGTCGAGATGTCTCAGGAGGAGAAAGAGGCTGTTCGCTTAGCCGAGAAGATTTTCACTAAGAACAAACGCGCCCGAGCTAAGTACGATAAAGAGTGGAACACCTATTTTAAGTACTTCCGTGGGGAGCAATGGCGTCAGAAGCGCCCTAGTTACCGCCATAGCGAGGTGGTTAACATCACCACGGCTAGCATTCGGAACATGATTCCGATTCTTACCGATCCACAGCCGCAAGTTCAGACGACTCCCGAAGATCCAAGCGATTTTGAATTTTCCGAAATCATGAATCAGGTCATCTCGTCCAAATGGGACAAGGATACCTACAACATGATTGTTGCCGAGTGCCTGATTGACGCTGCCGTAATGGGCACCGGTATCGGACACGTTCCATGGGTTCCCGAGCTAGATAAGGGTATCGGGGATTACACTTTCGAGACCACGGATCCGGCGTATATCTTCCCCGATCCATCCTCTAGGGATACTAACGATAGACGCGGTAAGACCTTCTGCGTTGCCGAGCCGGTAGACGTGCAGGAATTGCGCGAAGAGTACCCGGATAAGAAGGAGAAGATTAAGCCCGATTTATCTGAGGCTATCTCGTTCACTTCTTACAACGATGACGCGCAAGAGTTTGCGTTCAAGTCCCCGGTCGATAACCGGATGATGCAGTCTGAGAGCAAGGCGGGTAACAACGCCAATCCAGACTTAGCGCTTAAGCTTACCGTCTACGTTATGTCCGACGACGTTGTGACATCCTGCGAGAAGTCCACAGATCCGCAAACCGGGGTGGTAACTGAAGTCGAAAAACACGTTAAGAAGTACCCCAATGGTCGGAAGATAGTTACCGCCTGCGGTTTACTCCTAGAAGACGCGCAACTCGAATACGACGACGGGAAATACCCCTATGCCCGCCTGGTTAACGACATCATTCCTCGCTCGTTTTGGGGAGAAGGCGAAATCGGGCCGCTTAAATCCCCGCAGGACATTACGAACAAGCTGATTTCCTACTTCATGGATTACATGATCATTACCGGTAATCCGCACTGGGTAATCGATTCCGAAGCGCAGGTCGATGTAGATAACATCACCAACGAACCCGGGATGATTATCGTTAAGAAGAAAGGCGGGGAAGCCCGCCAAGAGCCTGGAATCAGCCCTCCAGCTTATCTGATTAACACGATGCAGTACTTCATGGGCGATGTGGCGTCCAAGATCAGCGGGCAGAACGAAATCAGCCAAGGCGCTCTGACTAAGGCGAATCTTTCCGGGGAGGCTATCTCTCAGCTTACCGAAGCATCGCAAACCCGTCTCCGGGCTAAGGCTCGTAACCTAGATGCGTTCCTATCTCAGATCGGGTTCCTAATGTGCTCTCGAATCCTTCAGTACTACAGCCTTCCCCGTGTAGTTCGTATTACGAATCAGACCGACGCAGCGCCAAAGTACTTTAAGTTTATGGTCGAGAAGGACGAGAACGAAACTCTTCCAGATGGAACGCCTAACCCGAACCAAGGGAACAAGGTAGCGACTTACTCCGAGTACATGCCTAACGAAATGGGCGGCGGGACTTTCGGAACTCCTAAGAAGGTTCCTCTTAAGTCGGAATTGGATATCCGTATCTCGACTGGTACGGCTCTCCCGTTCATGAAGGCTAAACGAGATTCGCAAGCGGAACGCCTGTTTGATAAGGGTGTACTTGATGCGGAAGATTTCTTGGATACAATCGAGTATCCTAAGCGAGAGCAGATAATCGCTAAGTGGAAACAACGGCAACAACAGGCAGCCGCAGCGAATGCTCAGCAAGGCCAACCTACTGAACAACCGGAAGCGGTTGGGGGATAATTAAAATGGACATGAAACAACCTAACGCGGCGCAAGGCGGAATGGACGACGGTTTAGACGAAATCATCAAGATGGGTGGGGACGAGAAGAACCCGTTTACGTCGATGGTTGCCGGTGTGAGCACTGCTCTTTCGAAGATGGAAGAGCTCCTCCCGCAAGAAGGCGTCTCGGACGACTTGGTTCAGAAGATTGCTTCTCTTCGTGAGAGCTACCAGGGCTTGTTGCAAGAAATCATGCAAAGCGTTGGCGGTAAAGGCGGCGCGGAAGAGCAAGAGCCGCAGCAAGTGGATTCGATCGGCGGCGCGCGCGGCGTCCCGATGCAGTAAGATTTCATTCAAAAATAAATAGGAGATGTGATGGAGATCGAAGAAGGAATTCCGATGTCTGATACGGGCGCTATGCCGTCAGACGCGGAAATTGATAACTTACTAAGTGGCGGAACTCCTAACCAGGAGCGGATTCCTATGGAATCTGAAAAACCGCTAGAGACTCCAGACCACGATAAGGTTATCGATCCGTCCGAGACTGCTCCAGAGTCTAACGAAGCCGGAGCTCCCCCGGTCGATCCTATTGTTTCGCGCGTTCAGCAGGCGTTAGCTAGCCTGACTCCCGAGCAGCGCGCTGCCGTAATGTCTCAGCCGATCGAGATTGTCCATAACGGGCAAAAATTGGCTATCGCACCGGATAAGCAAGTTCCCCTGATGCAGATGGGAATGAACTATTCCGAGCGCATGCGTGCTCTGAACGTAGAGCGCCAAGAATTTGAGAAACAAAAAGAGTCCGGCACTCAGATGGAGCGCTACTACGGGGAAATAGACCGAGTAGCGAAGGAAAATCCAGAGTGGTGGTCGCACGTTACTTCTAGTTTTCAGCAGTACAAGCTTTCCGGTGGAGCGGGCAATGCCGACGGCATCCATGGCGACACCGAGATGACCCCCGCGCTGCGGGCTTCTCTGTCTAAGATCACCGAACTGGAACAGAAACTTGATGGCTTTTTGTCTGAAAAGACGAAAGAAGCCGACATGAAACGCATCCAGTCTGAGGACGCAGAGTTAGAGCAGCATATACAAGGCTTCCAGAAGGAGTACCCCGATCTCGATTGGATTACTGCTGATGGGAGTGGTCTCGTCCTCGCGGATCGAATTACGATCCACGCGGAAAAAAATGGAATAAACAATTTCCGAGCCGCCGCCCGTGATTACTTGTTCAACGATATAGTGTCCAGAAACGAGCTCAAATCTAAGGAAGCTTTGAAGCAGAACATCCAGTCAAAAACCAAGGCTGGTGTTGTAACTTCTAAGCGTCCCAATGGACTGAGCACGCCAAAGAACCTTAATCGGGGATACGAGGATCTCATGATGGAAGGCTTAAAAGAGCTCGGCTAACTCGAAAGGTCTGACACATGGCTCTCTCTTACGATCAAATTAGTGCCATCACTCAAGTCAAGATCATGCCCAAGCTTGTGGATAACATCTTCAAGCAAATTCCCTTACTCAGTCGGATGAAGAAAAAAGAAACTCCGATTGATGGTGGAACGATGGTGCAGGTTCCTCTTGAATATGCTCAAAACGGAGCAGGCGGCGCGTACTCTGGTGCTGATACCCTCAACAACAGCGATAACGACGTCATCACGGCGGCTTCGTTCGATTGGAAGCAATACTACCAGTCGATCGTGATCAACCGCCGCGACGAGTTGAAAAACTCGGGCGACGCTGCAATCTTGAAATTCGTTACCTCGAAGGTAAAGAATGCCGAGAAATCGCTGCGTGACTTGATGGCTACTGCCGCTTGGGGTACGGGTTCCAACGCTAAGGACATCCTTGGCTTGCGCACCTTCCTCTCGACTTCGAATACGTACGGCGGGATTTCCCAGTCTGCGTACTCGTGGTGGGCCGCTCAAGTTGACTCGACTTCGACCACGATGAGCTTCTCTGTACTGCAATCGCTGTACGGCGCTGCCACGATCGATGCCGATCATCCGACGGTTGTCTTGGTTCCCCAAGCCAACTTCGATCGCTACTACCTGATGCTTCAGCCGCAACAACGGTTCATGGACGCTGAAACTGTGAAGGGCGGATTCCGCTCTTTGATGTTCAACGGCATCCCGTTCATTGTTGACTCGAAGGCACCGGCTGGTTCGGTCGCTATGCTCAACGAAGATTACCTGCAATGGTTGCCTCACAAAGACGAGAACTTCCGGTTCGAAGCCTTTGCGAAGCCGCTTAACCAGAACATCAAAGTCGCGCATATCTACTGGATGGGCGTGTTCGCGAGTTCTAATAACCGTATGCACGCTTACGCAAGCGCGCTAACCGCATAAAGGAAAGGAACAGAACATGCCTTTTTATTCAGTACATCCATCGCTGTTCGAATCCGTATCGGCTGTTACCCTGGTCCCCAGTGTTGAACTAGGAACTCGGGCTAACTTCGCTGGACGGTACTATTGCTACGTGTACAACGGCGGTAACTCTCAGATCACCGTCGGTAACGGCGTTGTTCAGACTGGTACCTCTGGTTACACGGTCACTGTGTCGTCTGTAACTGGTGTCGATGCCTTCGCAGGCGTTTGCTACCACGCTACGATCACCACTGGTGCCTATGGTTGGGTTGTGACTCGCGGTCACACGAAAATCAAAATGCACGCTAACTCGATCTGCACTACTGGTGACTTGCTTGTAGCAGGAGCCGACGGCGTATTCGCCGCCGCTGCCCTTGCTGGTACCGGCATCGTTGCTCCGTATGTAGTCGGCAAAGCGGCTATCGCTACCGTGTCTGCGGGCACTGGCGAAGCAATCGTTAACTGCTTGCTGTAAAAAGCTGCGTTCGGTGGGCCGCCCGCCTTGGCGTTGAGGCGGGCGGCTTACTGTTTTTTAAATAGGATATAGGATGCTAAAGACGATCGACATTGACCTAGAATTCGCTCCCATCATCGATGGCCCTCCAGTCTCCCCGAAGGACTTGCATAAACAATCTGCGTCAAACGACGAGATTACTGTAGAGAGTTGGAAGGATGTTTGGGTTAAGGCTGTTCAAGAGAACCACGCCTTAAAAGGACCATTTACCCCGAACGGGATAGGTAAACTGTTTGAGAAGCTGCAAGGGATGGGCTGCGTTGTAGTAGGCTCTGGACCTAGTTTAAAGACGAATATTCTAGATCTGATCGAAGTATCCAAGAAGGCGCCCGTAATATCCTGCCTTCATAACTTCCACTACCTAGAGGATCACGGGGTAGAGGTCGATTACTACGTAACCCTAGATTCCGGCCCGGTAACGGTGGAAGAAGTATCCGAAGGCGGAACCCGCACCCCGGACGAGTATTGGGCGCTTACTGCCAATCGGACGCTTCTCGCGTTTATCGGAGCGAATCCCACGCTGATTTCGAAATGGCAGGGGGATATCTACTGGTTTCACTGCCCGATTCCCAGCGATCCGTTAATGAAGAAAATCGAAGAGGTGGAGCGCTTTAATACCTACGTCTCTACGGGCGGGAACGTGCTCGGCGCAGCGTTCTATATCGCTAAAGCCATTATGGCCGCACCTACTATCATCTTTGTCGGAGCGGATTTCTCGTTTTCCTACGATAAGAAGTTCCACGGCTGGGCGTCCAAGTATGACGCGTCGCTCGGGCATGCGTTTAAAGTGCCTGATATCTTCGGGAACCGGCGCTACACGTGGCAGTCCTATTACAATTTTAAGAGCTGGTTCGATTACGTCGCTACTAGCTGCCCGGGTATCTACATTAACGCTACCGAAGGCGGTTGCTTAGGTGCTTACGAGGGTGGGAATATCCGGCAGATTATTCAAATGTCTTTGAACGAGGTTGCAAAGATGTTCTCGCACCACGAGCATATGCGGGAGCAGTGCGAAAATCCTCAGATGGAAATATCAAAAGAAAAACAGGTTAAACTGTTATTCTAGTACAAAGGAGAAAACTATGGCTTACACAGCTACTTTTACGGAAACGGTCTACGGCAATCAACGCTGCATGCAAATTGATGTCGTTGCCGACGCGGCGAGCGGTTCGGTCTTTACTGGTCTGTCCAATATTGACCATGTTCAGATGAGCCCTATTTCCTGCGCTACTGCAGCTTTTAAGATTAAAAAGAACACCGAAGTGGGCTCAGTCGCTTCTGGCGGCAAGATTTTTTTCTCGTCTTGCGTGTCCGGTGACGTGTTCACGATTTTGGCTTTAGGCCGATAAAAGGAGCGCTCCCATGGGTCATGGATGTGAGTCGATTTACACGGTATCGATGGTTAGCGGTAATAGCTTATCTAGCGCCATAGATTTAGGCCGTGTTTACGCATCGGTCTATATGCAGATCTCTTCTGTTCCTTCGAACAGCGAGCATCGTATTTACGCAGCGGAATCCATGGCGGGCGTCTTTAGCGTGGTATGTCATCCCGCTATTAACTCCTCTACGGTAGCCGTGAACGCGTATGTAATTCCTAGCGGTATTACGGGCGCAATCGTTCCGATTCCAGGAGGATTCCGGTATCTGAAGATTTTCGCTAGTGCTGCAATGGACAATGGCGCCACGTATAAGATTTACGGCGGCGACGAGTAGTAATTTTCTTTCATTAAATAGGAGATAGGAAAAATGGCTGAGTGTATTGCTAAGGTTTGGAACGATCACGATAAAGACCACGTCGAGATGTTCAAAGGCGAAGAGATTAGAGTCCCTGCGAAGGGATTCGTTAAAATGGAATGGTCTGAAGCGGTTCAGTTCCGTGGGCAGTACACGCCGATCGAACGAGACGGAATGGGCAACGACTTAAAGCCGAAGAGAATTCGCCTTGAGAAGATGCCCGTAGAACTGTCCGGCAACGAGGCGCAGCAATTTATCTGCCAAATGGATCGGCAAGAGTTTAGCTCGCAGGATGAGCTAGACGAGCACATTAAGCTGAATCATATGGAGCAAATGGTTGATGACGACGCCAAAACTAAACTGCGGACGAAATCAAAGTAGCTGCCCTCACGGGGTTCCCTGCTCTTTGTTTTGTTCGCTCTGCACAGGGTGGAGACCGTGACGCCTGGTCAAATAGAGTCAGCTGCTCGTAGGCGCTTGAACGCGAGCTCGTCTACCTTCTGGTCCTCGACCGAAATCATCGAAGATTGTCTGTATTTCGCTCTTCTGGATTTAATCCAGAGGGCGAAATGCTATGAGACGACTAGTACTACGACTTCGGTAATCAGCCAGGCGGAATACGCGTTCCCCACCGATGCGATCGAAATTAAGCAGATTACTTACGACAATCAGAAGCTAGAAGCGATGACTCAGCGTCAGTATTTTGCGCTGAATCTTTCCGGCACTACTTCTCCCATTGGGCGTCCGACGCACTATATCGTTTGGGGTAGCACTTATACTCTGTTCCCTACTCCCGATACCGCTTACACGATTAAGCTTTGGACTATCAATAATCCTGGTTCGATTACGAGCACGTCGACCATTCCGATTCCTGCCGAGTTTCACGGAAGATTGGTTAACGGCGTTGCGTACTACATGCTTCTTAAAGAAGTAGACGATCCTCGTATCCCCGTATTCGAAGCCCGTTGGCAGCGCGATATTATAGATACTACCGACGAGTGGAAGCGCCGCCGTTACGCCGATAAGATGCCTCGCGTCCAGACTGAGGAAAATCTTGTAACTACAGACACCGGGATAGCCTAATGCCTCAGGAATATCCGCTCCCAGCATTCGACGGCGGGAAGAACAACAAATACGAGCCGTATATTATTGCGGATAACGAATCGCCGGACTGCTTAAACGCGTACTCGGACGACCTGGGCGGCGTTCAGTCTAGATACGGTTCTTCAAAGTTTAATACCGTTGCCGTTGGTTCTTTCGCCAATCACGGCCTGTACACCGTTCGAAGAGACGATGGCAATCAGACCATGGTTGGTTGGTGGAACGGTTCGATGTACACCCTGGAAGGGGTAGCTACTACTTTTACCACCGTCCCATCTGCGCAGTCGGTTTACACGGCTGGTCGATATGTCTGCCAAGTCGTTTACCAGAACCTAGCGTTCTACGGTAACGGGGTAGGCGAAAACTATAAGTGGAACGGTACGGACTTCACCCGGATGGGAATCCCTCAGCCCAATTCGACTCCGGCTGTCTCGGGTACTTCTGCCGGCACGCTAACCGGCTCGTATCAGTACAAAGTTTCTTACGTTAACTCGTACGTAGTAGAGGGAGACGTCTCTAGCAATACGACGACGATTACCTACGTTAGCCAAATAGGCGGGTTAACCAATATCCCAGTCGCTCCCACCAGCTATGGCGTGTCGGCTCGTAAGATTTATCGTAAGGACGTAGTTACCGGGACCACGTTCCTTCTCCTAACTACGATTAACGATAATACGACGACGACTTACGCGGATAACACTCCCAACGCTGGGTTAGGCGCTGCTGCTCCATTAGACCAGGGCCAACCTCCGAAGTTCGAGTTTGCGGTAACTCATAAAGAGCGGATTTTCTTTAAGGCGGTAGATGACCAGTTCATTTACTACTCGGACCTAGGTAATCCGTTCGTCGTTAAGGTTCTAAGCTTCCAGAAGTTCGGAGACGGGGACGGGGAACTAGTTCGCGGGTTAGGCGTCCAGGGCGATGCTCTATCGGTCTATAAGGACGTCACTCCATGGAACCTGTACATGCAGGATACGGACGACGCGAACTGGGTTCCTTTGCGTACTCAAGGTAAGTACGGCGCTGCGGGCCATTACTCGATTGTCGATTACGACAAGTACCAGATGTATTTGGGCCGCAACTTCGAAGGCGTCGTTAACTTTGCTGCGATGACGGGTAGCGCCGCGGTTCCTGATCTCGTATCGCTGAGCATTTCCGGGATACAGGCCGAGTCTAAGTCGGATCGGATCGAGCCCGATATTCGGCTGTTTAATACGAGTCAGCTTCCGAAGGTTTTCGGTATCCGGTTCAATAATAAACTCTGGTACGCCGTTCCCTACGGAGCTATCGCCACTTCTAACACCCGCGTGTACGTGTTCGACTATGTGCAGCGTGATAAAGAGCGCGCTAACGGTGCGTGGTGGCCAATGCAGTACCCGTTTAGCCCTACTTTCTTCACAATATTTAACGGAAATCTCTATTGCGGAATCAACGAGGCTACCGGATTCGTATACCGTCTCGAAGTCCCCGGCTCTTATGCCGACGATGGACAGGCCTTTAATTCCTACTACTGGACGAAGGAACTAGAAGGATTCAAAAACCAGAAAGAGCATCACAAGGACTTTAGACGTCTAAACCTCACGATGGGCACTCTGGGTAATTGGGACGTTGGGATTACGCAGCGTATCGATTCCGATATCGGCGTGGGCGACAGACAGCCGGTGAATATTTCCCCGGGCGGCGGTATTTGGGGGACTCTTATTTGGGGTACCGGCACTTGGGGTGGTGGTTCTATAAGAAAACCGTTTAAAATAGAGACGGGAACCGCCAACGGAGTGAAAATTCAATTTAGATTCGATAACGGCGAAGTGGCCGGACAAGCTTTCAAAGTCTTACGGGGAACTCTGTTCTACAACGATCGAGGGAGAAGATAATGGCCTCTGCGCTATTTAGTACCGACGCCACAGCAAAGCGCGTCTCTATGCCGGTGGGCACACAACCTGCACAACCTGGCTTAGCAAAGAGTGGGCTTCCCACTGCGGCAGCGGATCCGGCTGCTTTAGATGCGCAACGCGCCGAAGCTTATGCTGCTCAAAAAGAAAGAGCGCAGCAGCAGGGTAACGCTGCTAAGACGCAGAACAACGAAGCGCTGAAGCGCCGCTTCGCCGCTATCGGCAATCTAAACTCTGGTGCCTTCGTTAAAGCTGCCGGCCAGGCCGATCAGGTATCGGACGCGAATACCCAGGCCGCTGTCAAAGATATCGAGATGGCTCAGAACAACGAGAAATACTCGCAAAACGAAGCCGAGAAGGGCCGCATCTTTAATCGAGAGCTCTTTGATAAAGACCAGGCTTTTAAGCAAATGACTTTTGATTCGGACGTCACTTTTAAAAACGCGAATCTAGCGCTGCAGCAAAAAGACCTAGATGCTTCGATCCAGGCCAATAAGCTTAACGCTGGTACTGCGATTGCTAACTTGAGTGATGGAGCTCTTCGCAATTTGGGTGGAGTACAGGACGGATACGGCGGTAAAAACGCCGAGCAGTTAAACCTAGCCGCTATCTTGAAAAAATACGGTTACGCCTAAGGGAGTTGATTGATGGCTACTCAAATTAGTTCGACGCTTAAACCTAGTGGCGGTAGCGGACTTCTAGCAGGTATCGGAACGGCTCTCGGCATGGCTGCCGGTGCTATCTTGGCCGTGCCTACTGGTGGTGCTTCTTTGGCCGGTAGCGCTGCTCTCGGAGCAGCCCTGGGTGGAGCGGCAACCGGTGCGGGACTCGGCGCCGCAGCGGGCGGTATCGCTGATAAGATAGTGGATCCAGTAAAGGGAACTGGATCGCCTGGTTCCATCTCTTCTGGTTCCGCTATTTCTCGTAGGGCCGCCGCTCTTTCTGAGCCGAGCACTCCTCCTGCACCTAGCGCAATCCTAGAGAAGTCTTTAAGCGCTTTAAACGACCCATCTATCAGTGATCAGATGCGGACCGATTACGGCCCTGTGCTTCAAAAAGCGTATGATTTATCAAAGCGCCCTAAAGGTCAGGGCGGGGGAGTAATCGCGTAATGCCTGCTGGAATTCAACCTATCGACGAGAAGAAAAAGGCTGGTTTACTAGAGGCTATCTCTACTGCCGGTAGCGTGCTCGGAACTGCCGCTTCTATTTACGATGGCGGATCGAAACTCTTGGATAAGTTCGCCTCGCCTGCTGCCGATATAGCTGCGAGTGCAGCGCCACAGGCTGTTGCGGAAGCTAACCCATTGGCAATGAACGAAGCATTTATCCGTCGACAAAAGTCGCTTTTGAATTGGGCCAACAAATAAAAGGATTTTAAATGCCTATTGGAATTAATAGCCCGGGTGGAGCTCAGAGACAGAACCCGTTGGATTATATCCTTCAGGGATTGCAGGTCGCTGGTGCTGGGCTAAACATAGCTAACGATATTAGGACTCTTGCAAAGCCTAGCGGACCTAGCGAACTAGATATCGCCAAGGCGGGATTTAAAAAGAAATCCCCCATCGCTGCTGCGGCGCCCGATGCATCAGCAACGCCTGCAAGCCCTCTGGTAGCCGGAGCTCCCGCTGCTGCTACTGCAGGAAGCCCTCTTGCTCAAGTTCCCGCTGCTCCCGTAGAACGCTTCTCTAAAAAGTCCGAGTACAAGATTGGTAACGAAACTTATACCCGCGACGACGATGAAGAGAAGATGCGCGAGAACGAGGGCAAGCTTCGCGACAAGTGGACTGCCCATCCTGTGACTAAAGACAGCTTCGCTATCTCTAGCGCAGTGAACAAGCTTAACGAGACTATCCAGAACCCTGGTCAACTCGGCCCGGCTGATATGGCTACCATCTTCTCTTTCATGAAACTGGTTGATCCCGGTTCGACTGTTCGGGAAGGCGAGTTTGCTAACGCAGAGAATGCGGGCGGCGTCGGTACGAAGTTCAGAAACGCTTGGAACGCTGCGATGACTGGTCAGCGGTTAACTCCAGAGCTACGTAAAGAGTTTCAGAGAGCGTCCCAAAGCTTAGTCCGTGGGCAAGCAAAGATTCAGTCCGTAGTTGACGACCAGTACAAGGGATTGGCGAAAGACGAAGGCTTCCAGGAGAACAAAATTGTTGTTCCTCTCTTCAAAGCCTTAGACGAGCAGCTAAAGGCAACTCGCTCTGGTGGAACGCCGAAAGAAAAAACGAATCAAACGCAATCAACTAAGCAAGCCGTCACTCCATTGCAGGCAATGGATCGGGCCGCGATGCTTAAAGAGTTGGGGCTGTAATTTAAATGGCGCAAGACGTATCAAACTTATCAGATGACGATTTACGGGCACTAGTCGCGCAGAAGCGTGCGAGTTCTGTCGTTCCCGCTGCAAAGTCTCCATCTGCTGATGCGTCCGGCCTATCGGATAGCGAACTAAGAAGCTTAGTCGCACAGAAGCGCGCTAAAGAAGGCATCTCGTCTCCCTTAGTCTCAATGACCGGTCCGAAGCAAAGCCTTTGGCAGTCGGTAGTAGACCGGTTTACCGGAGCTCCTGATTCCGAAGCTAAGGCGATGTTCGAAACATTCGGCTATCCCGGTGGGCTCGTTCGAACCGGGGTAAAGGAGATCGCTAAACGTATCGCTACGGGCGGTAAAGAAGGCTCGGGGGATATCACAGCGGCTCTGAAGGGCAACGCTCCCTCTTCTGCCGAATCTCTAAAGCAAGCGGGCGTTCCTTCCGGTATTGCTACCCCTGCCGGATTCGTAGCGGATATCGTGACGGATCCGCTAGCCGGAATGCTCTCTATGAAGGGCGTTCCTAGCGCTGCTGGTGCTGCTACTACTGCTGCTAGGGAAGCCGCTCCCAAGATTATCAATCCTGAATTCATGGCGCCAAACGCTGCCGAGATTCGGGCCGCTGTTAAGGACGTGGCTGGTTTAGATAAGACTCCCGGCTACATGGTAACGTCCGATAGACCTACGAAGGTTCTAGCCGATTCGATGCTGAAAGAGCCGTCTATCGGTGGAGCTATCCTGCGTAAAGAGATTAAGCCCGTTTTTGACGGCCTAGAGAATTTCGGCAAAGAAGTCATAGCGAAGCAGTCTGCTATTTTGAGTAAGTACGAAGCTGGTAACGCCGCAAAGAAAGGCATCGCCGAACGCTTTAAGCAGATGATCGCTCCGGCTGAAGACGTCTACAACGAGCTAGAGAAAACCTTCGCTAAGACTCCGATTGAGACCGTCGCTTTGAAACGTGGTCTCTCGCGTTTAGCTCGGGAGAACAAAACTGACTTTACCGGTTCCTCGCAGGCTCTACTTAAGAACCTAGAGGCCACGCTGCTGGGTACCGTAGACGACTCCGGAAAACGGATTGGCGGGCTAAAGACCGTTCAGGAGCTCCGAGAATTCCGCACCAACTTAGGTAAGTACCTAGACGGGAATGTTTCCCAAGCGCAGCGCAATATCATTGGCGAGATGTACGATATCACTACTCGCGAACGTAATCGCAGCATCTTGCGTTCCTCCGTTACAACGGGAGCTAAGATATCTCGTAGTGCTAAAGCAAACGAACTGCTTACCGCTTTAAAGCAAGCCGATCGTACCTACGGAGATGCGTTAACCACCACTTCCGAAGCCCTGGGCGTTAAGGGCACAAATAAGCAAAGCACTCGCAGTGCCATACAAGACTATTTGGGTAAAGATACGGCACCAGAGAAAATAGTCTCCGACTTGTTCGACAAGGGAGACCTGAACCAGCTTTTAAGGATTAAGGCTGCGTTCCCGGAGCAATTCGACACGCTAGCTCGGCGAGTAGTTCGGGAAATAGTCGAGAAATCCAGCCCGAATAACAAGCTGGATAGCATTGTTCTTCTCAGAAAATTAAACGAGTACCCGCCTGAAGTTCGAAAGGTATTACTCGGAGAGATTGAATCTAAGCATCGCAACGCGATGACTGTGATTGGCGCTCTACCCAAGGATTATAACCCTTCGCATACGTCTTCGGCTGAAGGCTGGAGAAGTCTCTTTACGCCGAGTGGCCTAATGCAGAACGCGGCAAGTATTCCGAAACTTGGATTACTTCGAGGGGGAGCTCCCGCCATTCCTTCGGCTATCGCACGCAAAGCAGGAGAAGCCCAACGCGCAGTGTTCCCGGCGATGGGAACTTTAAACGCTTCCGTATTGGCTAACCAAGAGAGCAGCAGCGCACTACAGCGCCGCGCAGACGAACTTAAAAGGAAAAAATAAATGGCTGCACCTTCAGTTACCTATACGTTCGCCAATAGCACGATCGCAGACGCGACGCAGGTTAACCAAAACTTTAACGATTTAATTAACGCTCTTTCGGACGGCACAAAGGATTTATCGTTCAACGATTTACAGGTTAATTCGTTTAGTGACGATATCGTTCCCGCCGTTGCGTACGGGAATAGCTTAGGCTCGCTAACCAAAGGCATTAAGTACCTCTACCTCGGTAGCTCGGACGCAGCTGCTCACTCGGTACGCTTAAGCGGCCCGGTTATCGCAACCGATTGGAACTTCGTACTTCCTGCAAACGACGGGGATAATGGCCAGTTCTTAATGACCGATGGCGCGGGTACGGCTACCTCGTGGCGCTATCCGAGCAAGGTCACCGCACAGACTTCCGCATATTCTATCGCGGCCGATATTACTCACGTGGAAGCTGATGCTACCGCAGGTGGATTCAACGTTACCGTTCCAGCAGCTTCTGCTGCGAATAACGGGCAGACAGTCTGCGTCCGTAAGACCGATTCATCCGTAAACGTCGTCACCCTAATTACCGGTGTCTCTACGACGCTAAACACTCAGAACGAAGCGGTGCACATTCAGAGCAACGGTTCTGCCTGGGTAATTCTCGCGCGTACAGGGGTGACTACTCCCTGGACCTCGTTTTCGGGAACATGGACCGCCGTATCGGTTAACCCGGCGATAGGTAACGGAACCCTTAGCGCCAACTGGCGTCGTCGCGGTGATACCGCCGAGGTTACGTATTTAATCACGATGGGCAGCACGAGCACATACGGAACCGGAGATTGGATCTTTACGTTGCCTACAGGCATTACGGTCAACACGACTAAGCTGCAAGGCTCGTCATCTACTAACACCATAATCGGGAGCGGCGGAGCAGTTCAGGGTGCTTACCACTCCATAATAGCGCTCTACGATACGACTACTCAGTTTAGAGCGGCGGCGGATAACCAAGCAGGCCGTCTTACAGCCTCCTCGCCCGAGGCTTGGGGTGCTGGTCAAACGTTGCAGATAACGGCGATCATCCCCGCCCTAAACTGGAACGCCTAAGACAATGAACAACGGCGGAATAATCCTAGAAGGGATTCCAATCCCTCCGTCGTCCAACAACCAGTACAAAGCCTTCGTTCGAAATAACCGAATCATCCATGCCCGCTCTCAAGACCTTCTAGACTTTAAGAAGGATTTTGAGAAATGGGCTAAAGCCAACTCGGGCGGAATCAGAATGGCGCGCGCAATGCTGGAAGGTAGCGCGGTCGAGGTAGAGGCGTTCATCGGCTTCCACCGGGAGCGCCTATTCACGAAAAAAGAGACGTTTAAACGCCTAGATGTAAGTAACCGAATTAAGGCACTTCATGACTGCCTATCCGACGTCCTAGGCATAGATGACAGCGCGTTTTTCGCCATTTCAGCCGAGAAATTCGTCGTAGAACCCCCCCTCCCAGAGCAGGTAATCGTACGTCTAAGCCCGTTCCTAGCTAAGTCCCTAAAGGACGTCCAAAGCCTGCCTTTCTAGCCTAAAACAAGCCTGGTTACGAGTACTTAGCCCAAGGCGAATCCTCTAGCTAAGTTGTAACGCAGTGTGTTACAATTATCTTAGAGGTTAGGGAATATGAAGACTTGGATAGTGAAAATAGAGTTCGTTGGGCTGACTGGTAAATACTGGTCTGATGTTGAAGTTAAGGCTCGTAACGAGAAGGCAGCAAAAAAGAAAGCCGCTCAGGTTATCGGCAATCGGGATGGCTGGGTTGTAGCCGTTAAGGAGGGAATGTGAAGGCTCAAAAATACAGAAGCATCAATCTCCGGCCAGGCGACTTAGACGAGACTCAATTACGGGGGGAAGCGATCGCCTTCGGGTACTCGAATCTTTCAGCTTATCTGCGCTACCTCATAAAGCTTGGACACAAAGAGTTTAAGAAAAACAAAGGTGGGAATATGAAAACGCTTATCCTGTTCGCTCTTCTTTTAACTGCCTGCGGGAAGGCGCCTAGCGCTGCGGTCCAGAATGACTGCCCGGATGGCCAGTACGAAGGTATTAGCTTTATCGCGGGAGCGCTTACGATGGGCGGTTCGGCCTGTACATTCACCGGTACTTATTCCTGCGACTCCTCAACTAAGACGCTGGATATCGATATTCAGACCGTAAACAACCCCGGTTCCTGCGCTGCTCCTGGCGGGCAGGCGACGATCGGATATGCGTACACCACAGATGACTTAGTTTTGACGGTAAACGGTAGCGACATCAATTTTGCGAAGTAAGGGGAACGAATGAAAAAGCCATGCGGACGATGCTCTAAGCTAATTGCAAGCGGGTATACCCGAACTTTGTTTGGTCCCCTGATTTGCAAGAAATGCTTAACCCCAGATGAGTTAGAGGAAGTTAAGAGAGGCGAGGAGCGGATGAAAAATAAAAAGGTGAAAAAATGAGTAAGCACACAAAAGGATCGTGGGAAGTTTTAGATTTTGGAGACGGCCCACAGGTCGATGCGGATACTGGACCCGTTGCCGTTTTGGTTGGATTTAGGAAAACGCGATTAGCCAACGCCCGCCTAATTGCCGCCGCGCCCGAGCTACTAAACCTAGCGAAGCAAATTGTTCCGATGATTAGATCCGGTCAATACGCCATCCTGTGTGACTTCGCAGAAATAGTTATCGAGCAGGCAGAGAGCGGGACTAAGAAATAAATTATTTTCACGGCAGGCAAGCATGAAAGACGCAATCAGTAAGACAGAGTTACTAGGAATCTTGGACCGCGCGGAAGCGGAACTAAAGGAGCTACAAAATGAAGGCCTTAATTTTTCTTTTAATCAGCATCAGCATCCCCTCTCAAGCGATGACGCTGGAGCAGTTCTACTCCCTAAGTCAGGAGGAGAAAGGCCAGTTATCGGATGACCAGCTAAGAGACTTGGTTAAGGAGAAGCGGGAACGGGCCGAACGGGTGGAACAGCCTGCGCCTGTGCAACAACCGAAAGTTTTGCCCGTAAGTCAGGTAAGCGAGGGACCGCTTTTTCAGGTTGGACTTGGACCGGTTTGGATTGGAATTCCGAATCCCTTCTAAGCCGCCTTACTCCGAATTCTTCTTCGATCTTCCAACCTTTTTGTTCCAGGGCGGTACGGGCGTCCGGGTTCGCGTCCAGAAATTTGGCCCAACCATAAGCGTGTTGAATCTGGTGATGAAATCGACACAGCGGGACAATGTTCCAATCGTCCATCGTTCCGCCTGCGCCCTTAGACTTAATATGCGCTTTGTCGGTCTTTGCTTTCCCACAGGCTATACACCCTTGAACGCTTGCCATTTTCCTCTTCACTTAACTCGGGTAGCGAAGTTCACTATACCGATCGGATC